GTTGTGATTTAAGTTAGTCTGAAGTTCTGACCGACTCATCATCACTCCATTCTAACTTCTCTGGGGGAGACCAAAAAGGTCTCGAGGAAAGACTAATCTATCTGACCAGATAGATTAATCGCACAGAAGCCCTTCCAAGCTTCTGCGAAACCTACCCTCTCGGGTTGGTCCGTGTTAATATAGTCCCAACAGGAGCTATATCGAACACGTATTACGGCTCTTTGACGCCCATTTGGGCGAAGTAAAAAGGAGCCGTTCCGTATACTACCGTGCAAAAGTGAAAGCATGAGGCCATCAGGGTTATAATTCCAAGATGGCGAACGTCTCAAAAGTCGTCGAGACGCCTCATGCTCCACACCGGTAGGCAATCTGATAGGATCGTTAAGAAGCTTACGAAAGCGGTACATAAATCCGCCCGTAAACTTCGAGACTTTCCTATCACGCAACATGTTGAACGGAACCTTAACACCAGCATCATCACTCTCATCGAAAGGTATAGGTAAAAATCTACACCTTTCAAGGAGTAATGATATGGTGCGAGGCAACGGCACATCATGTTGCGCTGACCACCTATTCAGTCTGTTGATCGCACTGTAGAAGTCGCCAGCGTCCAGGAGTTTCTTGATATAAACCCCCCGGACATTGAGGCCATCATAATAATCATGGCCACACGACTCGCGAAAAAGTCCCGTATTAAAGGACTTGTCTACGTTGACGGTGAAACCGGTAAGATGCAAAAGTCTAACAACAGTGTTGTAACACTGAGATAAGACAATTATATCATCACCGAATACGGAAAAATTCCCGTACCGCCAACCCATGGGACGCAAAAATGGTACATTATGCGCCCTATAGGCACCGTAAACTAAAGCAGAGAAAAACAATGTCTGCAAAGGAAAAGTGAAAGCATTTCCCATTGAAGACACCATATGCAACTCTCTTAACGAACCATCCGGAAGGACGGTTTTATCGCATCGAGAGACTTCTAACCAGCGTGTTACAGCTGGCGGGAAGAACTCTCTAACGAGCGAAAGAGACATTGAATCAGAAGCAGAGCTCAAGTCAATAGTACCAAACTTGTGGCTCACTGATCCAAGCAGACATAGCCACCTATTCTTGTCGGGTTGTTTTGCCAGGTCTATTCCTAGATACTGGCGAAGCCTTCCCTCGAGTAAAGTAGCTATTCCTTTCTGAAAAAGCATATTCAGAACGGGTTCTGTGCAGATGGTTCTGCTTATTTCCGCACTTTTCGGAACAAAAGAAAGACGGCTTCCTTGTACAAGCTTCTGACCGAAAATCCCGGCACGATGTGTTTCAGATCGCAGCCAAGTTTGGTCAAAGAAGATTGCCTGGCTATAAAGATCGGCCAGCTCCTTATTGCTGCTAGTCAGGGGACCGTTAGAAACCTTAGAATAAAAAGTTCCTGTTTCGGCACCAAGATTCGCACCGGAACCAACGCCAAAACCGTCGCCGATTTTGCGCAACGTTAGGAGTTGGTCACCTTCGCCATCATTAGGGTAGAAAAAGTCATATAAGAACGACTTCGCCTCTCCTAAAGCGATGGCTTCGGCTTCGGTACACACGATCTTACTGGGGTCAAATTTTCCACAGGCACTATTCACTTGTAAGAATAGTTCAAGTGCTTTGGCATCCCTAGCAGAGTCAGTTTCATCATTATGAAATTTCTTAATGATTGACTTCGCTATTGACATCATCGCATACTGATGGGCAGATTGACCAGGGTACGGCACTACTGAGCCGTCCCAACCGTGTGCTGCAAGATCGGACTCAAGAACTGAAGCGAGATCACCAGCATTAAGATGCATAGTATCACCTTCAAAGTAAGACGAAAAATTCCGAAAACCCCGTGACTTACATCGGGGGTTCGCGAAGGACTCGGAGGCTTGCTCAAAGAAGTTCCTTTAAAGAACTCCACTCACAGCACTGTCGCCAAGACCCGCTGAAACCTGGGTCAATGCGCCAATGAAGAGAGAAAAGCAAGCCCTGACGTTCGCTGGGTCAGCCAAATCAGCTCCGGCTGGCAGATCAATGCTTGCATTGATCACCATCGGTTGATATGATTGTCCAGCTAGCGGCAGAACGCCCTTACGGGCGATTACCTTCCAAGTATTTCGCGGAATATCGCGAATCACTCCGGTCACTGGGTTCGGCTTACCCAAAACCTTAAAGGTCTTGGGCCGAACGAAAGTGATCGTGAAGGGGCTACTTGCTCCATGCGTAGTGACATTGGTTTGCGTCCCACCGAGCGCAGTGACAGCGTATTGCCGGCCATTAATATCCGGCGCTACGTCCGAAACATGCGTATAGGTAGGGCTGGTCAAACCCGTCTGCGCAGCTCCTGTAACAGGAGACGTGAGTGCTACGGTCATATCTGTTCCTTAAAAAGATTAAGACCTTCGCCGAAGCGTTGATCCTGGGATATACGTCTTAAACCTGAAGAAGTGAAAACATACACTTCAACTAGTTCACCTGAGTCTGTGAGAATACCCCAAGTACCGTCCGGTTGGACGAACAAGTGGTATTCATCACGGAGCAGACTTGAAAGATTACGTCTCACGACGCACTCTACGAGTCTTCGAGATCGTCTTTTTGATCCCGTTCAGAGGAACAGTAGGCTCACTACCAACACCACCAACTGCAGTAGGGTCAGAGGCAAGCTTAGCTGCATCCTTTTCGTCTTGCTTAGTTTGAGCCCGAAGTAGAGCTCGGCCAAGCAAGTCCGCTAAAGATACAGCGACGGTTTGCAATAGCCCTAATACAAATGGTGCCATGATAGTTCCTAAGGTTTAAAACGCTGTGGAGAAGAACGGTTTGCCGAAGCCAACAAAGCTGCAATATTTATAAGTTGGTTATCCGACAGCGAGACGTCAAATTGGAACCTAGGCTTATAAGAAGTCAGGTACCCATCCACGCCACGCGCAATCGTCCTTCTAATTAACTTCACTTTACACGGAGTACCACCACCACCTACATAATAGATTCCTAGCGTCTTTTGCATAGCCTTTTCGTTAGGTCGAACCATGATCTCTTTAACAAGATCAGTGCGCGACCCAACACAGTGCCATGCTAAGTTGCTATAAACCTTTGTATCATAGGCAAGAATATCGCCTATGTTGGTGAAGTAATCCACGAGAAACGACCACGGCAATAATTCCCAAGCAGTTGGAATGAACTGATCAAAGGTCAAACCAGCCTGCTGAAGAATAGAAGACGTGTTCGTTACAGCTGAAACAAGAATCTCACCCTTTATGCGACTATGTGACTCCTCGTAATGGCGCTCTGTCCAGAGCACCTGAACTTGGTTAGCATAAGTCGCACCGGCGGAGACTGTACCAACGACTTGCTTTTTTGCACTAGCCCCTGACGTAACTTTGACAGTCATTTCTTTCTGTCCGAGCCGCGAATAGAGTTTGTGCGCATCAGCAATATCGTTGATAAAAGGCTTCCACCCGAATGAATGTTCCAGCCAGCTATCTGCTATCACCTTCTTGATAGAGGACTTATTTCCGTTACCCCTGTTTCTTTTACTTACATGAGTAACGTACTTATCCAACTTACCAAGAAGAGCTTTAGCAGGGCTGCGTAACATACGCATAGTTTCACGCAATTCTCCAATTAGAACACCGCCTTCAATAGCGCGGAATTCGTTTTGGAGTTTCTTGTTCCACCGTATGTATGCTGTGTTTTGTGCTTCCGCCTGAGAGCCATAGGTTCCCGTTGGGAACGAATTCCCGTATAAGGCAATATCGCCTGATACGGACTCGTTGTAAACCCGCGGGTGGCCAAGTTGTCCTGCAGATGTCTGAACATTGACATAAGCGTAGAACTGGCCGCTTTCAATCGACTGGAAAACACCGCTAAATGCGGTTGTAGCATTACCATGCTTACGTACAACATCTTGCCAATTCGGAA